GGATGTAGCGCAGGCGTCCAGCCATGGTGCGGCACCACGGGTTGGGGCCCCGGCCAGTCACCACTGTGATCACCTTCTGTCGCCACACCTCCACCTCCGGGTACTGCGCATGTAGTGCAGCGATCTTCTCCTCCGCTTCCTTCTTACTGCAGCCTAGCTCAGTTGCCAGCTTATCAGGGCCACCGCCGTACAAAAGGAAGCCAAAGTTGACCATCTTCGCTTGGTCTCGAGCGATCCCCATAGCCTCCGCGGTCTTGACGTGCAGGTCTTCGCCATCCACGAACGCCTGCAAGATGCCCCCACCGCAGTACTCTGCGAAGTAGCGCAGCTCCACCTGGCTGTAGTCGGCGCTCGTAAACTCCATGCCGGGGTCGGGAATAAAACACGCCCGGACTGACTTCGCCCAGGACCCATGAGCTGGCTGGTTCTGAATGTTTGGGTTTGCTGACGCCAGCCGCCCGGTAACTGTTCCAAAGTGAAACAGGTCGGGGTGTAGTTTCTTGTCTTGCCACTGCAGTGCCTCCTCGATGAGCCCATCGGTGTAGGTGGTGACGATCTTGCTCACCTCCTGGTAGTCGAGCCGCAGCTGAGCGAGGGCGGGGCCAGAAGGGGACGTAGCGTTCAGGACGTTCCACTTCATGGCGGAGCTGGCGGTACTGAACTGCCCGCCGCTAGTCACGCCGTGGGGCGTCCAGGTGCCATCCTGGAACAGCCGCTGCAGCTGCTTGGAGCTAGTGATGCTGACGTCGTCAGCGACCTTATTCCAGTCGCCCAGGAGCCGGTTCTGTTCCTTAGTTGCCCGGGAGCGCAGTAGCCGGAGCTTGCCCTTGTCGAGCCGCATGCCCGCCAGCTTCATGTCAGCGAGGGCGTGAGTGAAGCTGCACTCCTCAAGGAACCAGCTCCAGGCCTTCTGGTCCTCGAGTAGCTTGGCGAAGTGCCGCCCCAGCTCCAGCGTGTTGAGCGCATCGTGGCCAGCGTACTGCTTTACCTGATCGCCCGTATGGTGGGCAATGTATGGGTTATACTCCGGGCTATAGCGCCCTAGTATTTCCATGGCCAGGACCTTGAGGCCGATGCCCTTGTTCTTCCCCAGGACCAGCCAGGCGGCGATCATGGAGCACAGGAGGCCATGGAGGGGGTAGCCCGCCATGGTCATGACCTGATGGTCGAACTTGGCGTTGTGGGCCCACACGCGGTGGTCTAGGCACAGCCCCTGGATGCGTGCAACGATGGTGTGCACGTCCATGAAGGAGAGGTTGTTCCCCTTGTGGCGCACGGGAATGTAGTAGGTCTTCCCGTCGTCAAAGCCGAGACTAAATCCCAGCAGACATGAATAAGTGATGTTGACGAAGTCACGGCCTCGCAGCTGCGGGCCGGCAACCTCCGTGTCGAAGCCCACATCCCCCGTGCTCGTGTCCAGCTTGCGGCACAGGGTGGCAGCCTTCAGGGCCGTGTTCACGAGGACGACCTTCAATGTGTCCTCCTTAGTGTCCCCATCTTCCTCAATAGTCTCAACGACTTCGGCTTCTTTTACCTCTATAGGCGTCCGCTTAGATGTCCGCTGCTGCACGGGCACTATCCCCATCACGGGCTTGTGCGTGTAGCTCATCTCGCTGACGTCAACGTACTTCACAGCTCCCAGTCCTTCTGCCAGGCTTGGAGGGAGCGGACGCACTGCAGCTTACAGAACATCAGCCCCTTGTCGAAGCCATCGCTCGTGCCCCTGACGTAGGGTTGCCCTAAGGCGATCTCCGCGTCGCAGTTGGCGCAGTAGCCTTGGATCTCGAAGCGCTTGTAGTCGTAGTACTCGTCCTTGACTCGCGTCGCCGCCGCGTCGTCCCCAGCGATGCGGTCAGCGGGTGCGTGGAAGTCGAACTCCTGGAACATGGGCTCGGGCGCGGTGTCGCCAAACGTGACGATGGGGTCCAGCCTGGACAGCTCCTGGGCTGCAGCGAAGTTGTCGTGCTGCGCCTTAGGCGTGGCAGTGCTCCACCCGTCGGGCCAGTGTATGTAGGGGTCGTTCATCCAGCTCTCGTCCTCGAGGGCCATCTCTACCATCTCGTCAGGAGAGAAGCCGCCATCCTTCGTGCGCCACTCGTCCACGGGGAGGCACTCCTCCGGGGTGTCGCGTAGCTTATTGAGGCGCAGGGCCGTAAGGGCCAGCTCCAGGTCCTCAGGCGTCACTGGCCTGACCTCGATGTCGTCAAGCGTCCAGTCGGAGACCCCGCGGTCGATGCCCGTCCAGTCAGCGTTGGCGGGGTCAGCCTCCCACTCGGCACAGTCCGCCGTGGCGTGCAAGTCCTGGATGGTGCGGTTGAGGTACCAGGCGGCCTTCTCTAGGTCCTGGAGCTTGGTGCCCTTGTACTCGCAGCGGCACACGTACTTGAGGACGTTGGCCAGCCGGAAGTCGGTGGCGTAGGCCTCGATCACATCGATGACTTCGATGCCCTGCTTGTTGTAGTGCGAGGGGTTGTTTACATCGTCAGTCATTTTTCCGCCTTGTCCATTACTATTGTACATACTGAAATGGTGGGTGGGAAGGGGGTCGCACCCTCCTACTCTCCCTGTCGGATATATCCAACGGAGACTCCACCCTTGCCCCCAGCTCGGCCGGGGGGCGTCGGCCTCTTATCCCTTCGCCTTCGGGCTGCGCTCTACGGCGTGCCAGAAGGTCACATTCAAGAAGCTTTCCGTGTAGTCCACGAAGGCCTCCTCAGCCTCAGTCGCGCCCTCTTCCGGCGGGAAGAGGAACTTGCCCACAACCAGCTTGCCGCGGACTGGGTAGCCCTCTTCGGTCTTGCGGGTGGGGTGGTCGACCTCGAGGATGATCGAGGCGCTACCGGGGTAGTCGTCGTCGGCGATCAAGGCGCCATTGTTGTCGTACTCGTAACCGTCCTCGCCACGGGTGGCGCAGGAGATGCTTGCGATTCGTCGTTTGCTCATTAGAAACTCACGTCTTTCTTGACGGCGTTGTCCGCCATCTTCTTTTGCGTTGGGGTGGGACGTGGCCTTGGTGCCGCGCCTCCGCTCTTCTTTTCTTGGCCCTTGGGGACCATGGGGTACAGCTCTAGGCCCAGGCTGTTGCCTAGTGACACGGCCGCTCGCTTCAGTGCGTCAGTCACGCCCTCAGCTACTGCGAAGTCGAAGCCCTGGCTGTTGTTCGCCCAGGTCTCGTGCTTGGCCTTGTCGCGGGGCTTGGGTAGGAAACCCACTGCGATACCGTCGCGGGTGATGCCCGGTCGTCCGAACCCGTCGTCGTCGCCGGCGGCGCAAGTGAACACCTCAAGGCGGACATGTACGAACGCCTCCATCTTCTCACGGTTGAGGGTGACCTCCTGGATGGTGTACTCCCAGCCGTCCCAGCCGAAGACCTCGTTCAGGCGTTGCTTGACGTAGCGATGGCTGATGTAGCTCAGCCCCTTCTTGTCTGCGATGCACTCCTTGGGGATGCTCGCGTTTAGTTCTTCTTGAATGCTCATATTCGATCTCCAGGGTAGCAACTCAGATGTCGGTTGTCAAGAACTCTCTGTTCATCTTGTCCATCTGCCGCTCCCACCTCACGTCACGCTCGAGGACGTAGGCTCGCATGTCCCAGAAGTTACGCCACTTCTGCTCCGCGCCGCGGTGTATCGTCTCTGCCATGATGATGGCGTAGGGCTTCTCCAGCACAGCGAGCTGCGTCTGCACCTGCGTGATGTAGTAGTCGGGCACACTCTGCTTCCACTTGACGGAAAGGCTCTTCTTCACCTCAGTGATGAACTCGGTGCCGGTCGTGTCGATGTAGTCGCGGAGGTAGGGGAAGAGTGTGCGGTCCTGCGAGAACTCCGGGTGAACCTTGGGCCCCGGGTCGTCGTGGTCGATGGCGAAGTCCAGGTTCCAGGGGCGGCCGAACCCATCGATGCTCGCGCCGATGGCGGGCCACTTGTCGTTGACGTAGAACCCGTTGTGGGGCTGTACGTCGCAGCCTACGGCGTGCCCAAACTTGGTGAGGATGTTGTCCTCATCGAAC